ATCCACTTTTGAGGGTGGAGGAGACAAGCCCAAATTGTATGCAAATTTTGTTGCGCTGCAACATCTTTCCCGTTCGGGAATATTTCCTTACATTTGCACCCCTTTTCATCAGAATTGCCCGTTCGGGAAACTTTTTGATGTCCTATTTTTGCATGACTTTTTATTTAAATTTCATGCACTTACAAGCGTTTTTAAAATAGGTTAGCCTACAATAACAAAGTAAGTTTCCAAGTAAAAACAAAGTAAACCTTGTAATGTGGAAATACAACATTTATGTTGTAAGAAAAAGTTTCCCGAACGGGAATATTTGCATAAAAAGTAAGCAAATATAAGAAAAAATTACCGAACGGGAAATTTTGTAAGGTTTAGTAAATGACTCATAAATAAGGCATTATTCAGGAATAAGGACTCATTATTGAGTCATGGTAATGCAATGGCATTGTCAACAACTTTACAATTAGCCGTCAAAACTTTACAAAAATGTCAACAACTCTGCTGATATACATACTTTTTGTCAATAACTGTACATATAGGTATCAATATGTATAAAATTTTATACCTTTAAGTTACAAAATGTCGGTATTTGTATAAAATGAGTTACATTTTGTTACTAGACAGGATTGTTTTTGTCTAGTAAAAGCTACAATTCCAGCGGATCAAACCCCAATTCCTTCCCAATTTGGTGCGCCCTGCGCCTAAATGTAGCATCATGCTTTAACCAAGCATCCGTTATAGTGCCACTTCTACTCATGTGGATGGCTTCATGTGCGATAGTTTTAATAACTGTTTCCAAAAATCCACACCTAGATGCAGAAATGGTAATTGTATGCTCATATTTCTCCCCTTCATCGTACATATAAGTACCCATTGTTTCAGGGTCATAATCAACTATGAATTTAACTTCTTCTGGCAATGGAAGTTTCCATTTTGAGAATGGTTCGCAACAATACAAAGTAGCATATATGTTACTAAGGATAGTTGGAGTTAATTTCATTTCCAGCTAATCCATTCTTTAGACTTAGGCTGGCGCTTGCGATCTAGATATACAGGCATGGAAAATGTTAAACCATGTTCCGGGTGGGTAAGCCACAATGCTTGCCTTGGTGGTTCAAAACCAAAGTTATTAGAATAAGCATATTCATCATAACCTTTTAATGAGCCATTAACTATTAACCTTTCAAGCTGGATAAGCTGATGCCAATGCCCTAATAGCATAGTGTCATATTCCATTTCAATCTGGGCATTTCTAGACCGCTTGCGATGATCGCCCCGGATGATTGGACCAAGCGCACCGATAACCCCATCGCCACCCCTAAACTGATCGCCATGCGTTAATAGGTATTTATGTCCATAAATACTGTAATAGGCATCTGATCCATCTGGGATTAGGAATGTAATGCGGCTATCTTTTTCAAAATGCTTATCTAAGAATTGATATAACAACCAATCAAAAGATGTAAAGTTTCTGCCTTTGTTGCGAATCTTATGGGTATTGCGACCATGATTGCCAGAAACACAAGGAATAAAGACATTGCCAAATTCATCAGCCAAAGTTTCAATACACCAAATCAGCACACCAAATAGATCAATTACAGTAGGCATGATTTCCATTGCATTGGTAGCTTGTAATTCCTCATGGATATCACCCGAGGTCATGTCACCGCCAAGGATAAATACAATGCCGGGGTAATTTGTGTGGGCTACATGGTTCTTTAGCAAATCAATGGTTTTTTCTACCATTACTTTTGCTCGATCTTGCGCTATGGCTACATTAAAAGTATTAACTCCATTAATTTGGTTAGGATCAACAACTTCACCCCAATGCCAATCACTTGCAAACAAACTAGGGACACCAGCAATATTTTTGCCTTTTTGCGGTTTTACAATCCAATTCGGAACTTTTGGCTTTTCAGCCACCATTCCAAGAATGAAGCGCTTGATATACTTTGCATCTAATTCTTCCCTTTTTTGGGCATCAATTGATGATTCAAGCTGGCGAATCTTATCTTTTGCTTCTAACAACTTTTGATATAAATCAGGTTCTTCTGGTTTAATCATTTTGACTGTAGGTTCTAATCCCCTAGCAATCCCAACTCTAAGCCTAGATGTAAATGTGCTAGGATTAAGGTTCAAGGATTTGGCGGCTAATAACTTTGACCCGGTAAGTTCAAATGCATTAACCGCTTCTTGACATAAAGCATTACTGATTGGTTCATTTGCCATAACTGTTCCGATTGGATTAAGTTCTTGAAATAATACATCTTTTTTGTGAATGTATGCAAACATATAACAAATATATCCAAAAACCAACAGTCCATAGCTTTCGAGCTTGTTCAATTTGTAAGTTTAAGCATAAAACCAGCGATGGTTATTTCATGCTTTATAACAAGGGATTGAATGAAAGATTTATCTGCAAAACTTGTAAAAGATAGTAAAATAGACTGATGCAAGACAATAGACCTAGGCAAATATATTGGCTAAGACACAAAAGCCATACAGATTTGTTTACTCAAGGATATATAGGGGTAAGTGTAAACCCTAATGAAAGATTTAGGCATCACCTTAAAAATGCCATTGGCAATTATCATTCAGACAAAGTTTTAAGCAAAGCCATTCAAAAATATGGCAAAGATCAAATTGAAATGGATATTTTGCTTACTGGCGATGAAAAATACTGTTATTTAACAGAAAAACTATTGCGACCCAATGGATTTATTGGCTGGAATATGAGAGAAGGCGGTTATCACACCCCAAATCCATATCCAAAAGGATCAAAACAGCCAAAAGAATCTTTAGAAAAAAGATCAAACACCCTTACTGAAATGAGAAAAACCCAATCTGTTGGTAGAAATCGAAAAGTAAGCATAAATGGTGAAATATTTAATTCAATCAAGGCGGCAAGAGAAAAATATGGAATTTCACCAAGCCACATGAAAAGGCGACTAAATGGTATTAATTATGTAAACTCTGGGTATTCAAAGTTTAGAAATTTAGAGATTAAATATGCCATATAGAAAAACAGATCAAGGCTGGTATTGGGGAACTCGCGGACCATTCGCAACTAAGCAAAAAGCTATTGATGTGGCTAGAGCCGCTTATGCATCGGGATTCCATGAAGAAAAAAGACAAAAAGATTTATGCATTGCTCTTGATTATCACAATACTTATTCAGCCGATCCTAAGTTCTGGGACACCTTCATTTATATGTGCTGGATGCGAAAATTCGAGGTTTATTGCATAACCCATCACACAGGCGAAAAGCAAAATGAAAAACTTATGGACAGTATTGGAAAAATATTGGATAGCGACCATATTATTTTCACTATGGGCAAAGCAAAAATGGATTATGTTAAAAGCCTTGGTATTGAAATAGACATCTGGATTGACAACAACCCAATTCATATCATTCAAGACCCGGACACAATCCAATAATGTGGAATATCAGAGTAGTTAAATATTTAGAAGAAGGTGAGCCAATTCTTGCGCTTGCCGAAGTTTATTACAATACTCATGGTAAACCCTGTGGATTCTGTTCCGCATCAGTAGTAAGTGAATCAATAGATGATTTGCATCAATATGTGGATTGGATGAAAGAAGCATTAGCCTATCCAGTAATAGAGTTTGAAACCCAGTTTGGTGAATGGGATAAATAGTGTTGTATAAATGATACAGTTATCAGCTGTGAATTACCAAAGAAGTTATGCCTAGTTTACCAACCTATACCAAGTGCGCCAGCCTAGGTTGCAAGAATACAAAGAGCAAACTCAACTCATTTTGCACAGAGCATGGCGGAAAAGAATGGATCGATACAGAAGATCGCAAACAATTCAACTCAATGTATCAGTCAGCATTTTGGCGGCAGAAGCGACAAACACAACTATCGATTCAACCACTATGCCAAGCCTGTTTGTCCGAAGGTCGCATAGGTAGTGCCATTCATATAGACCATGTGTTCGCATGGAAAGTGTTAGGCAAACAAGCCTTCACTCATAACCTATTTCAATCCCTATGCCCAGAACACCATAGCCATAAGACAGCACTCGAACAGCAGGGCATATACAGGCACTACAGCAATCCAATCAAAGACTATACCCTAGGGGACTATGCATATATTTTAGGGGCGGCACAAGCCAATGAAGCGCCATACCAAGCCTTCTAGAAAGCTATCGGCTAAGAACTTAAAATTGCTTGGATAGTGTATGAAGCAGGGCGACTAACAATCTTTCAAAAAAGGGGTTGCCAAGAGGGGGGTGTTGCTTATAAACTACAGCCATGAACAAACTCCCAGTCGAACTTCATTTGGTGCATGGAACTAAACCAGAGCATAGCGCCATGCCTTTACCTGAATCGGTAAAAAAGAGAATACCTGAAGCGGAGTGGATGAGCAATCCAAGCTGTTGGAATAAAGCGACATTTGTTCAAGAAACTTCCGATTATCTTTATGATGTTTATGGCATTGGCTCAAATCAGGATAAGCATACTTTGGCTATGCTGGCAGATCAGATCGACCTATATGTTTCCTGTAATATCCAATTGGCTGGAAGTGATTTAGTTATATCCACAAATGATGGAAAGACCCTTGCGCCTAATCCGATCATATCTATTCGGAACAATTCTTTGAAGTTGGTAATTCAGTTAATGAATGAATTAGGGCTAACCCCTAGAGGTAGATTAAATAAGACAGAAGGTTCTATTGATGATAACTCAGCGGTATCCAAATTCCTAAGAGGTCCAAAAGGATAAGATGAATTACCTAGATGGCATCCAGTATGCTAATCAGGTAGCCAAAGGTGAGATTGAAGTTTGTAGAAATGTTCGGCTTGCCTGTCAGCGATTCCTGAATCAGTATGAAAATAAAGAATGGGAATGGGAATTTGACCCAGATTATCCTAGCCATGTCTTAGGATTTGCATCCCTACTAAAGCATACCAAAGGACATCAAGCTGGGCAAAGTGTAGTTCTAGAGCCATTTCAAATTTTGTTCATTTGTGCCATTTATGGATTTAGGTCAAAAAAAGATCATTTCAAAAGAATGGTTACAGATGTTATTTTGTACATCCCCCGGAAAGCTGGTAAATCCACACTAACCGCTATTCTTGCTCTTTATGAATTGGCTTGTGGCGAAGCTGGTGCAGAAGTCTTTACCCTAGCAACCAATAGGGAACAGGCATCCATTGTGTTTGATGCCGCCAAAGGGTTTATTGAGAATGGACCTAAAGAGATTGCCAGCTTGTTTACTGTTAGCAAATATCAGATTGGCAAGCATGGCGATAGTCAAACTATGTTCAAGGCACTTAGCCGGGATACCAAAAAGACTGGGGATGGTAAAAATCCATCTTGCGTTATTGTGGATGAAGCCGCCCAGATCATAGATCGCAATGCAATTGAAGTTCTGCACTCTGGTATGGTTGCCCGGCAAAACCCATTGCGGATATATATTACTACTGCCAGCTTTACCAAAGATACCAAGTTTTATGAAGATATGTCCATGATGGAATCCATACTAAATGGGGAAGCTAGTGATAACCCTAGGTGGTTTGGTTTGCTTTATGCGCTTGATCCACAGGATGATTGGCGCAATCCTAAGACTTGGGCAAAAGCCAATCCGATGCATGGCATTAGTATTTTTGATGATGCTATTGCACAAAGGGCAGAAGAAGCCAAAAACAAGCCAGCCGCACTCAATGAATTCCTTTGCAAAACCCTTAATATCTATGTCAGCGCCCAAACTGCATGGGTAGATAGAAACCATTGGGATGATCCAAAATGTAAAATATCAGAAACAAATCAAGAGCCAGAAGCGGTATTTATTGGATTCGACTTAGCCGCCACAAGGGACTTAAATGCAGTTTGTACCCTAAAGCGGTATGGCGAATTAGACTATGAAGCAAGCTGGAAATTCTTTT